ATGTCGATCGACTCGCTGCACCCGACCGCTGCGCAGTTGGCATTGGCGCCGGCAGGCGAGTGCAGGCGCCTGTTCGAACTGCGTGAAGACGCCGACCCGAACGGCCCGATCCTGCTGTGCGGACTGGGCAAGAAGTCGGCGCATATGTACGGGCTGCAGCCGCTGCAATGGGAACGCAAGGCACTCAGGGCGCTGCGCGACACCTACCCGAACCGGGTGATCCGCTGGCGGCCGAAAGGTCAGCAGTACAGCCTGCTCCCAAGCACGGTGATGTGGCAGCACGGAACGATCGAGGAAGCCATGCGCGGCTGCTCGCTGGTGGTCTGCCGGCACAGCAACGTGGCGATCGACGCCTGCATCGCGGGCGTTCCGGTGCAGTGCGTGGACGGCGCCGCGCTGGCGCTCTATTCGCAGACGCAGACCCCGACGCGCGAGCAGCGTGCCGAGTTCCTGCGTCAAGTCGGATTCTGGAATTGGTCGCCCGCGGAAGCCCCGCAGGCATGGGATTGGATGAAGCGGGTTGCTGCCGCCGCACCTTCGGCAGTTTGATTGGAGAAGACATGAGCACTGACGCACAGATCGAACAGGAAATTCAAGACAAGGGCCTGACCGCGCCGCGCATCACGCCTGCTGACATCGAGGCGAACATCGAAATCGCCTACTACTTCACCGGACAGGAAGCCATGCAGTTCGCGGGACAGAACGGGTCTCCGTTCTTGGCCCACCGTTCGATGGGCCTTCTGACCTTCTGCGTGCTGGTCCTGCGCAACGGCTTCACCGTCACCGGCGAAAGCGCCTGCGCCAGCCCGGAGAACTTCGACGCCGAGGTTGGCCGCAAGATCGCACGCGCGAATGCCATTCAGAAAATCTGGCCGTTGATGGGCTACGCGCTGCGCAACAAGTTGTCGGGTGCCGAATGAAACTGAACATCGGAGCAGGCGGCAAGCGAGTCGAGGGATACACTGGTGTCGATGCCGTCGAGCGTCCTGGCGCTGACATCGTGGCGAAGGCGGATGCAATCCCGCTGCCTGACGGTTCGGTGAACGAGATCATGGCGATCCATCTTTTCGAGCACTTCTATCGCTGGGAATGCGACGGCGTGCTCAACGAGTGGCACCGCCTGCTGCGACCTGGTGGCCGGCTGGTCATGGAAATGCCCGACCTGTTGAAGACGTGCAAGAACGTGGTCGACGGTGTGATGAAGGGCGGCAAGGAACCGGACCAGTTGACGCTCTGGGCGTTGTACGGAGATCCACGTCAGCAGGACAAGTTCATGACCCACCACTGGGCGTGGACCCCGACATCGCTCAAGGCCATCCTGAAGGAACACGGTTTCATCAAGGTCGCCGAAGAACCGACCGTCTATCACCCATGCGGCCGCGAGCACCGCGACATGCGCATCGTCTGCGAGCGAGCATGAAGGTCTACATCGGACACGACGCACGCGAACAGGCGGCAGTCGATGTGGCCGTCCACACGCTGAAGAAGGTCAGCGGCATCGAGGCCGAGTTGCTGGTCGCCGACAGGCTGCTCGGCGCCGGGCTGGTGAACCGTCCGACCGACCGGCGCGGCAGCCAGTACCACGACCTGATCAGCGGCGCCCCGATGTCGACGGAGTTCGCGATCAACCGCTTTCTGGTGCCAATCATCTGCCAAGGCCGATGGGCGCTGTTCGTGGATGCCGACATGGTGTTCGTGCGCGACCCGCGCGAGATGCTGAACGAGATCGTGCCGGGCAGGGCGGTGTATGTCGTCAAGCACCAGCACGAGCCGACCGCGCTGTGGAAGATGGTCAACCAGCAACAGACGGTCTACCCGCGCAAGAACTGGTCGAGCGTGATGCTGTTCGACACCGAGCATCCGGCGAATCGCCGCTTGTCGCTGTGGGACGTGAACAACCGCGCCGGCCGCGATCTGCATCGGTTCTGCTGGCTGGCCGACGACGAGATCGGCGAACTGAACCCGAACTGGAACTGGCTGGTCGACCAGCAGCCGCGTCCTGACCATCTCGGCATCGCGCACATGACGCTCGGCGGTCCCTGCCTGCCCGGGTGGACCGGCGGCTCATTCGATGCCGAGTGGAAAGCCGCTCACGACGAACTGAAGGGGATCACTTGAAGATCATCACCCCCGCCACGACCGAGCCGGTGTCTCTGGAAACGGCACGACTGCAGTGCAAGGTCGACGCCGAAGGCTCGCCGCCAGCGCACGTCGATGACCCGCTGCTCGAGTTGTTCACCACCGCCGCGCGCGAGTGGGTCGAGTCGTACCTGGGCGCCATCGTTGCGCCGACGACCGTGCAGACGGAGCTCGATGACTTCCCCGAGGAAGACGGCGACCTGACGCTCGAGTCCGGCCCGGTGCTCGATGTCCAGTCGATCACCTACACCGACGACAACGGAGACCCGCAGACGGTCGATGAGGCGACCTACACGCTGGACACGCGCACCGAGCCGGCCGTGCTTCGACTGCTGGATGGCGAGTCGTGGCCGACCGATGTCGGAACGGTCAACGCCGGCATCAAGGTCAATTACGTCGTCGGGTACTCGGACGATGCCGACAGTCCGATGATCGCGCCGCTGCCGAAGTCGATCAAGGTCGCGATCCTGCTGATCCTCGCGCACCTGTATCGCAACCGCGAGAACTCGACCGTGGTCAGCCTGCAGACGATCCCGTTCGGCGCGACCGCGCTGCTGGGTCCGCTGAAGCGAAAGATGGGGTTCGCATGACCGCGTCCGGCGAACTCGACCAGCGCGTCAGGCTGTACTCCCGCGCGACGGGCACGAACGCCAAGGGCGAGCGGCTGAAGGAATGGGTGTTCGTCACCGAAGTCTGGGCCAAGGCGGTTCCGCTGCGTGGCCGCGAGTTCTTCGACGCCGGCATGCAGCAGTCGGAGATCACCACGCGCTTTCGGATCCGCTACCGCAACAGCGTCACCGAGGACATGCGCCTGACGTGGAAGGGCGAGCCGTTCGACATCGCCGCGCCGCCGATCAACGTCAACGGCCACGGCGAGTGGCTGGATCTCATGTGCAAGTCGGGTGTTCGGGACGGCAGGAACTGACATGGCAATCGGCGGCTTCCGGCTCGAGGACATCGACAAGTTCCGCCGCGTCATGGCGCAACTGACCGAAGTGCTGCGCCGCCGCTACGTGCGCAAGGCGCTCTACAAGGGCGGCGAGATCGTCAGGAAAGCGTCGCAGATCGTGACGCCGACGCTGAGTGCGCCGATCTACCGGCGCGGCAAGATGATCCGCAAGCCCGGCACGGTGCGCGACGCGATCACGGTGCGCCGCAGCAAGGACATCGAGCGCGACCGCAACCAGGTCGGCGTGTTCGTCAACGTCAAGCCGGCGCCGTCAGCGCAGCGTGGCGCGGACTCTCCGACCGACCCCTACTACTGGCGATTCGTCCACTTCGCGACGAAGAAGAACCGCAACCCGGTGCCGTTCCTGATCATCGGCGCACGCGAACTTGAAGGCCGTGCGCTGCGCGAGATCGAGACGTCGCTGACCGCCGACTTCAACCGCATCAGCAACGAAGGACTGAAATGAGCGCATGGGAAGAACTGCGCGGCATCCTGATCAACGGCAGCCCGGTCACGGCGGCTGGAGATCGTGTCCGTACAGATGCCGGCAACGAGGATGACGCCTACCCGTTCGTGATCGGACGCCGCGTGGCAGTCGAGCGCACGTTCGGTCTCGACAACACGCTGCTCGAGCACAAGGAAACGTACTCGCTCGAGTGCTGGGGCGAGACGCGGGATCAGGCATCGGACCTCGAGGATCAGATTGTCACGCTGCTGGTCGGGGCTGGACTTCCACCTGACCCGAACGGTCCCGATGGAATCGATCCTGTGGTCGATGTGCGCTGCTGCGTCATCTTCGTGTCGGCGTGGTTGTCCATTCCTGCGATCCCTTGATTCACGCGGGAGCAGATCTCCCACATCCCTTCGCGCCTTTCAATCGCCGAACGTCGACGGCCCGCAGCAGTGCCGGGCGCTTCATCGGTGAGGCCCTGTCCAGCCGGCGGTGACAGCAACTACACCGGCAGGCACCGCGCGATTCAAGCGGCCGCCGGGCGCTCCCCCGGACGAGTACGGCGGCGTGAAGTGCCACTTTGATCTTAGGTTTGACGCGACCTGAACACTTCATGTTTGTTTCCCCCCCCACCCCGGCCGCAAGCCGGTTTTTTTACGTCTGAAAGGCGAATGTCATGAGTGAAATCGCAAAGGGCCGCGGCGTTCGCGTCGAGATCGGCTACACGGAAAGTGCTGAGAAGACCGTCGTCGGCGTGACCAAGGACAACCCCGCGCTGGTGAACATTGCCACGCACGGGCTGGCCTTCGGCAGCGTCGGCTACTTCAAGGACATCGAGGGCATGGATCAGTTGGACGGCCAGGCCGTCCGCATCAAGGATCCGGGCTCCCCCGACACGTCGTACTTCCTCGCGGAAGACATCGACTCGACCAACTTCGCCACGTTCTCGTCGGGCATCTTCGTGCCGATCGCGACCTGGCGCACCCTGTCGCAGTCGACCCAGTACCAACTGGGCGGCGGCGCACCGCGTACCGAAGACGTCGGCACGCTGATCGACACCATCGACAAGCTCGAGACCATCAAGCTCGCAGCCGAGACGGTGACGATCGATGTCCGGTCCTTCACCGAGGACAACGAAGCGATGGCGAAGATCCGCTCGGTCGCCCGCGGTCTGGGTCGCCTGGTGTTCCGCATCACGCACCCGCCTGAGACCGGGTTCTCGGTCGGCGCGCAGCGGCTGTTCTACGGCCAGCCTTCGATCCCGGGTGAAAGCCTGGGTCAAGGCGGCACCGGCACGGGTCAGTTGACCGTGACAGTGCGCGGCCAGATCTGCTACCTGCCGCAACTGGTGTAAGCCATGAGTTCAAAAGCACTGTTGGCGCAGCTTCGCAAGCGCCGTGAGCACAGTGTCGATCTCGGTGAAGGCAAGGCGATCAAGTTCCTTCGCCCACCCGAGATCGACTTCCCCAATTTCCTGCGCGAGATCGACGGCAAGCGCGTGTGGTTCATCGGCCCGGACGACGTGCGCAAGTACGCCTCCGGCTGGTCGGGCTTCACCGAGGCCGACGTTCTCGGCGCGGCCATCGGATCTTCAGACCCGATCGATTTCGACGCCGATCTGTGGATCGAGATGGCGGCCGACAAGTCGGAGTGGCTGAAGAAGATGGCCGACGCGCTGCTCGACTCGATGGTGACAACCATCAACGAGAGGGCTGAAGTCGCAAAAAACTCCTTGCCCGACTCGACGGACAGCGCGACGGATGGGTCGGAGCACAGCTAGACACGTCGCCGGCTGACGACGTGGCGATCTTGGTGTTCAACGCACTCGAGAACGGGATGGGCGGGCTGGACTGGTCCGGTCTGCCTATTCAAGCCGAGTTCTATGGGATCGAGGACGTGGACATGCTGATCCATCGCCTGCACGTCATCAAGGGCCACAAGCCCGCCAGTGGAAATCAGGAGTAAGCAGTGGCCTTAGCCTCACTCACCGTAGACCTGGTCGCGAACCTTTCCAAGTTCGAAGGCGACTCGGGCAAGGCCGCTCAAATCATCGCCCGCGACGGCGAGAAGATGTCGCGCAGCCAGCAGGCTTTCCG